TTCAGGATTCTTTTTAAGTTCTTCTTTACAATAGCCTAGTATATCTTCAGCAAGTTTTTGTACATCAGCAAATGATTTACAAGCGTCAACTAGTTTTACAAAGTGATTCTCTTTTTTATTAAAATTAAAGTTTAAAGTTTTAGATGATTTGTAATACATATTGATCTTATCAATCAATGCATATTCTGATTGTTGTCTACCTTTTGTACCGAAGAAGTTATCTTTGTACATCTTTTTGAAACCTAATAGATAGTCATTCGTTAAACCAGGGTATTTCTTTTGAATAAGTTTATCAATTCTGGCGTCTTCAATAACGTTTACAAATGATCTGAACTCATCTGATCTATCAGACATTTTCATCCAGCCATCAGCAGGTGTATGTAGTGCATGAGAAACCTCATGACCGACTAACATATCATAAACGTGTTTGGATTTATGTTCTTCTTTTAAAGTAGGGATTGTTAAGACTCTGTTTTTTACATCAAAAGAAGCAGTCTTTACAGCGTTCTCTTGTACTTCAATATTTTCTGTTGCAAGAAGTTTAGCAAGTTGTGATTTATTTTTTTTCATAATGTATAACTTATGGTACCATACTTTGATACAAAAGTCAAGCACTAAAAAGACTAGTAAATACTAGGTTTTTTGCATATATAAGAAAGAACGAAACAAGAACATTAGTAAAATCAACACTTTTTGAATATAAAAACAGGTTCAAACTTACGACCTGATACATCTGGTCTTTTGTATTCACCCATATATTGTTGTTTCTGTTTAGTTTCAGTAATATCTCCGTCTAATGTAGAAACGGCAGAACCGCCTTGTTGTGTAGATAATGATAACCACCATGTATCTGTATGTGTAAACCCTGCTTGTTTAGCAAGATCAACTGTATCCTCTTCAAACGTTTTATATTGTTTTGTATTTGCAACGTTCAATCCTAAGAACTTATCTGATTTAAGACCTTTATAAGCGTTCTTAATAGTTTGAAGTAAAAACTTCTCTCTCCACATATCACTTGTAGAGAACTTAATACTTGATTGTTCTGGCTCATCGCCATATGCTTCCCAACCAAAGTAAGGTGGACTTGTGAATACAAAGTCTAATGAGTTATCTTCAGGTATGTATGTTTCACTACCTTGTCTTAATAATGTATATGATAGATGTTTGTGACCATACTCATCTCTAATCTTTTCTAATCCTTCGTATGTAGGTATACAAGGATCAGTACCTATGTAATTAACGCCAGCAGATATCGCCCCTAATAGTCTACCACCATAACCCATACTAGGATCCCATACTGTACCTGCCTCTGTGCCTTCAAGTGGACTTTCTTTATCTACAAAGATATCATACATTGCTGCGGCCGCCGTAGGTCTAAAGTTAGAAACCATTTGAGTACCTGTGTATCTTCTTAACATAGATCGCATATCTGATTCTGTAATTGAATGTGCTGCTTTTTTAGTAAAGAAAGTACCTGTTAGTATTTTGTTTAATCCTTTTTTAAGATGTTTTTCATCATGCCATATCTCCATAGGTGTCTTCATCTTACCACATTTGATTCCCCATGAATGTTCCATATAAGACCATGCAAGATTAAGACCATGTGCGGCTTGACCTATGATCTTATTCTTTCTATCGACTAAGGTATCTCTTTTGAAATTTACTAACTGATTGAATATGTTATCACGCCATTTCTTATCTTTAGGATAGTAAGGGAAACCTCTTTGTTTCCATTCATCATGTACTTGTTGTAAAATTAATTCGTCTGTCATATAGCAAGGTTTAATATTATTAATGTTATGAATACAATTATTATAGCTAAAATTAAAGGTTCGTTTAATAAATCATATATCATAGTTTTTATAATTTTTATCATAGAGGTATCATACAATCTGTACATTTAAGCAAGTATTTGATTATACCCATGCCTAGAAATACTAGACCTATAGCGTTTAAAACAATCAATGCTCTATCGTGCCACATCATACCTACAAAGAACCAACCTGTAACTCCTGCAAATTGTAAGTACATATTATAAGGATACATATCTAACGAGGTAAATGCCATAGCATGAATAAGTATTATAGATGATAACCATTTAAGATACCATGATAGTCCGTGTGCTGGTGTGACTTTGTTTATTTGTGTGTTCATAGTGATTTTATTCTTTCCATAGATTCTTTAGCATATTCTTCATTTATTTCTGAACCTATCCATTGTCTATTAGTATTAACGCAAGCCTCAGCTGTCGTTCCTGATCCCATAAAAGGATCATAAACAATATCATCTTTATCTGTATAATTTTTTACAAGTAATTCTATTATTCTTACAGGCATACCATAACTGTAATTATTCCATTTTGATTGATTGATAACAAAAACATCTGGTCTAAAATCATTAATTAATTTTCTTCTATAGCTGTTTCTACTGAAAGTTAATAAATGTTGATAATTCATTCTGAACATATCTGTGTTTATTGATTTAACCCATATCTTGTGGGTATGTAAAGTGTATTTTAAACTTTTAAACGCTTCTATTACTATTGAAGATTTTGATATGACTTGACCTTGACTCTTTCTATCACTAATGCATATTGAAACAAAGTTGCCTTTAGGATTCAACTCTTTAGCGAAAGAATTTATAAAATCTAAGTAAGTCCAACTACTATCTTTAGTGTCTTTTTTTAACTCATCAAAATCAGGTGGTGAGGTAACTACATAATCATAATCAAGTTTTCGTTCTAATGTCTTTAAACAGTCTTCAATATATAAATTCTTTATCATATGTACTATTATATCATAGATGATTGTCCTGGTCAAGCAATGACACGCTAAAGTCTATTTTTTTGTTGGTGGTTCGTTTTTATTAGGTCTGATCCATACAGGTCTATTGTCCCCACCAACGTCAAAATCGTGATATGAACCTTTTTTGTATGTATTATAATTAGGCATAGGTGCTTTACCAGTAATACCTTTTTCTATATCTTCTTTTGAAAATGCAGGTTTGTTATTTCTTTCAAAACTACCTACGTTAATAGGGTAACCTGGTTTTAATTTCTCAACTTTGCCACCTTTTTCTAGGAACTTTTTCATTTGTTCATCTCTTTCAGCTTGAGATGATTTAGGTTTAAATTCTTCTAAACCAGAATTGTCTTTAAAATTAGTCATTCTTCTCCTTCTATTTTTAATTTATCGTCTTGTGGCACCCAACCTTTCGGTGCCTCTATCATTTCTTCTTCTTTCATTTTACCCCATATATCCTCAAAGAGAGCCTCAGGATCATCTAACATAAAGTTTACTGCTTTTCTTAACTTCTCTTTATTGTATTGTACTTTTCTTTGAAAGTCATAATATGCTTTTAACTCTTTATATTTTTGTTTTGGTATAGACATTATCTTATTGTTCTATTCCTTGTAAACTCTTTTATCATTTTTATTCTTTTCTTTTCAGCAAGTTCTAGTTTAAACTTACTCACTAGATCAGTAAATACATATCCGTTCATGTGTTCGTTTTCATGTTGAAATATTCTTGCTGGCATACCATGTAAAGTTTCTTCTATCTCTTTCCCATGTTGATCTGTATATTTTACAGAACACCACTTAGGTCTATTGATAGATAAGAATAAGAATGGAAAAGACAAACAGCCTTCTTTGAAGTTTACTGTTTCTTCGCTAACATCATTAATTAATGGATTAAAAACTGATCTTAATTTACCGTTTTCTATCTGAGGATGTCCACCCATGATAAACATACGATACGGTAGTCCTACTTGATTAGCAGATAATCCAAGTCCACCATATTTAACCATACTATCATACATTACTTTTGATAGATCAACTCTATCTTTGAAATCAAACTCTTTCAAAGTGTCATCTATGAATGGTGCAATTTGCATTAACAATCTAGGATCACTAGGTGGTATTAAAGGCAGTAATCTTTTCTCTGGTGCCTTTGGTTTATCTTCAGGTCTTAATTGATCTAAACTACCATAGTCTAGTTTAATTTCTTCTTTTTCACTTTTGATTAAAGGAACTTTACCACTTTGTATGTTCTCAAAATTCTTAGCGATTTCTTCTATTTTCTCTGGTGTTAGTTTTTCTGTCATTATGCCATCCTTGTAAAGTTTTTATATTTCTCGAACCTAATAATTGAGGGAAATTTATCTATTAAAGTATCGCCCTTGTGTGAAATAACAAAAACATTTTCTTTTGCTAGTTTGTTGGTTAGTATTCTCATAAACTCATCTGTACCTGAAGCGTCTAATGAACTATCAAATATTTCATCTAATATTAATAGATTTGTATTCATAGAGTTTTTCATCTTAGCAATCTCTCGCCAAGTAAATAGTATTGACAAGTCTATTCTTAACTTCTCACCTTCACTAAATGAATTATAGTTAAACACATCACGGTGCCTAGATTTAATTGTTTCATTAAACTCCTCATCAAGTGTAAAATTAACAAAGAAATCCATATCTGCTAGGTTCTTATTAATAAATTGATTCATTATTGGCAGATATTGTTTAATAATCTTTGTCTTGATACCTGTATCTTGCATAAGATATCGTGCAGTATCTAGGTAAATCTTATGTTCTTTTTGTTTAACTTTAGTTGACTCTGCCTCTGTCAGTTGTTCTTGTAATTCTGTAAGTTGACCGGTTGCAACACCTGTTGTAAACTTGTCATCTGATAACTCATCTATCTCATTCTGTTTATCAATGATATATTTATTTATTTCTGATATAGATGTTTCGTATCTATTAATTAATAACTCTTTCTCTCTTATGGCAACCATTGTTTCATTGATCTTTGATAATCTAGTTTCAGTAGTTGTAATCTCTTTCACTAACTGACCCATAGCACTATCAATCTCAACAACCTTGTTCCTCTTCTTATCAATTATACTTGTTTTAAATGCCTCATCAATAGTTTGTTGACAAGTAGGACAATCGTTATGAGTTTCAAAGAACTTCAAGTCTTTCTTATGTTTACTACAAGTATTTTCTAACTTAGCCTCCATATTATGAAGTTGTTTATACTTGTTATTGATTTTAGTTTCATCTATTATCTCATTCTGTAAAGCAATCTTCTCAGCAGATACTCTGTCTATATCTAATTGATAGTTATCTATGTCTGTCTGTGCTTTTTGTATCTCTAGTTTTTTCTTATCAATGAATTGTTGATTGTTACCACTTAAATCTTCTATGTGTTTCTTTTGAGAATCTATCTTACCTTCTATTAGTTGAGAATTAAAATCTGATTGTTTGATTAATTCATCTTGTGCCTGAACTTTTGTTCTAAGCATGAAATTCATTTTAGAAAATATCTCTATGTCTAGTATTTCTTCTACAACATTTCTTCTATGTCTGGAACTTAATTGCATGAAAGGAACAAACGAGGCATTACCTAATATAACAACCTGTGTGAATGATCTAAAGTTTAGTTTTAATATTGTTGTTTCTAAATGTTTTTGATAATCTCTTACGGCAGCGTCTTGATTTAACATTATACCATTACACCATATCTCAAAAATGTTAGGCTTGATACCTCTAATAATCTTATATTCATTCTGACCGATTAGAAACTCTACCTCTACCACACAATCTTTCTCATTGATACTATTGACCATCTGATCTTTTTTAATATTTCTAAATGCTCTCTGAAATAGACCAAAACATAATGCGTCTAGCATAGTTGATTTACCGGCACCATTTTCACCAACAACCAATGTCTTAGATGACCTATCTAGTTGTACTTCTATAAACTGTTGACCTGTTGATAGAAAGTTTTTATATCTTATCTTTTTAAAATGTATCATACTTCATTACCCCACACATCCCATCCTTTAGTTTTTTGTCTAGCAAATAATTCTATTCTAGGTAGATCACCACATAGTTCTATTATATCATTTCTTATTCTATCTGGTTTTCTACTATGTTCTCTAATTCTTTCATAAACAACTTGATGAACTCCCATTGATTTTCGTTTTGGTTTTCCTTTAGTGCCTATCAAACAAAGTTCACTATTACTTCTTGTCCAATATCCCAAACCCCAAAAAAAACTATCAGCTTTCTTATTTTTTTTAATCCAATTAAATCCACAAGTTTTGTAAGTGAAACCCCATTTATTTATTGTTTCTATTCCTTCAAGTAATTTTGGAAAAGTTACCCACAAAAATAGCATACAATCTTTATCTGCAATATCTTGAACTGGTAAATTATAAATTTCTTCTTTTGACATTATATCATAGGGCACTTTTCTTGTTACGGTTTTATCGTTCCAATGTTTAAAGTGCCAAGGCGGATCAGCATAGATTATGTTGTATTTTTTATTTGGTAATGATATCATTTGATTGGTATATCCGTATCTTGTGCCTCTAAAAATGTTTCTTTAATCATACTCTTTAATTTGTTCTTATCTAAATCAACAGGCAATTGATCTACAAAGTTATTTACAAGTGTCATTGTATCTTCTGTGCCGTCAGCAACATCATCACTTACTAGGTTGGCGTTTAGATCGGAGTAATCTTCTAATATCTTTAACTCGTGTACAGTTATTTTATTATATAATCTATCAAGCAATCTATCAAACATCTCATTGTTTTTCTTACTGACAACTATAAGTTTCACAAATTTATTATGTAGAGAACTTATATCAAAATTATCATAGTTTGTTTCTGTATCATTGTACATTAACTTTTCAAATATAGTATTAGGATTAAGTATAAACTCTAACTCTCTCGTATCAGTATCAAATATATGAAACCCTTTTGTTTGACCGTAATCTGACCATGTCATTTCATATTGAGCACCTAAATAGAATATCTGACCATCATCACTTTTAGAATGAAAATGTCCTGAGATTGTTTTCTCAAATCTTTTTACAATACTCTTATCGTAACCGTGCGTTTGTGTTATGTTCTCATGCATAAAGAAACCATTTAAGTCTAGGTGTGCCATACAAACATCTGCCTTTGCTGTATTTAACATATTAAATGAATGTTCTTGATTTTCAGGATTTATCCAAGGTAGCATTAATATATCAAGACCATCAAAGTTTACAACTTTAGGTTCTTCGTATATCCAAGGCTCGTTGACACCGTCAGGTGCAGTACATAACTGTTGTAATGCATTTACGCTGTTTGTATTCTTGAAATAGATATCGTGATTACCTATAAGGATATGAGTATCAATCTTCTTATCCCATAGTTTCTGTAAGAACTTCTTTTTAAAGTTATCAGCAACTCTAAAATTAATATATTTTCTTCTATCAACTACATCACCTAAATGAATAAGTGTTTTGATATTATGTTTATCCACATATGGAAAAAATACTTCTTCATAGAACTTATGTAGAAAGTCATCAAAAATCATACTATCGTTTCTCACACCAAAGTGAGTATCATTTAGCAGGGCGATTAGCATATAATTACTTTTTCTTCTTCACTTTTTTTGGTTCTTTCGGTTCACTTGGCAATACATTTCTTTGTAAAAACTCTAACATCTGATTTTTATATTGAGCGTCATCGCCAGTTAATGTATCTAACATCATTTCAGTACCAGAACTTGCAATTAGTTTAGCCTTAACATCTTGCTGTTTCTTTTCTTTTTGTATTCTACGAATAAATGCATAATATATAATCTGTGTGAAGTATGCAAATGGGTTACTAGATTTCTCTGGGTTGAAGTTTCTCATGTACTGTAAACAGTTTTCTATACCGTCTGATATCATGTCATCACGATAAGTATAGTTTATAAAATTCGGTCTGTAAGATAAGTGATTAGCGATCTTCAAAAAACACTCACCTATATAGTTAGTCACCATTGGTGCTTTTCGTTTCTTGTCTTCTGCCTTCTGGACTTTTTCTCTGTGTTCTATCATAGCAACTAAAAACTTCTTATTATCTACATAATGTGGTTTCAGTTTTGCTTTTGTTTTTTCCATAATTTATCTTTCTGATTAATATATCTAATTATATCATTTTTATATCTAAATGTAAAGCAGGTTGTATTAATTAAATTGTTTTTGTAATACGCTTGACTATTCTGGTATCTATGTTATACTTGCATATGTAGATGCTTAGAGAACCAGCTATATAGCTATATTTTAATGGATAGTTTTCTTACCAAATAGTTCAAATAGGTCTTCTTTATCCCAATCCACTTCTTCTTGTGAGGACTGTAGTGCCTGCATTTTTTCCATTTGATCCGCTAAACTAAATATCTTTTCCATTTCTTGAGGAGAAAGAACAGGTTTAGATTTAGTCTTTTCTAGTTTGTTTAATATAACCTCATAGTAATGGGATATATGATCGTCCGCTTGGGTAATAATCATAACCTTATCTTTAGGAATAATGAATACTTTATCATCTGTAAATGGCAACCAAGGTGCAAGTGTAGAATCTTCTTTAGAACCAAATTCTGTATTTCTTTGTATGGTTTTTAATTCTAATGCATTTGTGATTCGTAAGAAGTCTTTATCAACTGTAATCGAACCCATGATAGTGCTACCATCAGTTAGTCTAACCATACGATAATCTGTTTTAACTTTAGTCATAATACTATTTAGTCTTTTAGGTTAATGTTATGTATCTCGTATTCAAACTCTTCCTCTGTGTATATACTTATTCTTTCCTGGAAGTGTTTTAGCGTATAATTCTCTTTAGACTTATAACTTAAATCATCCGATATATCATATAGAGTTGCATTAACTTTATTATCACCTAGTCTTAGACCTCTACCGATTGATTGTAGATTTCTTATTCTACTCTTTGATGGACTTGCAAAGATTATATTGTGTAAATTTTTAATATTGATACCAGTAGAGAATGTTCCATAACTTGCAACAATAATAGCATTGTTTTCTGTTTCAACTATTGATCTAGCCTTCTCTCGTTCTTCCGTATCAACTCCGCCATATATATAAAAAACCTTTCGACCTTCTTCTGCCTTATCTTCAATAATCTTATGTAAATTCTTACCATGTTTCTCTACGAGTTGAAATAATATTAAAGTATTACCTTTCAGTTTAAGTGCTAGATTACGAATGAAATTATTTCTTGATGTACTGCCAACCAGATAGTCTATCTCGTCTTGATACTTACCTTTTGATATGATCTTTGCATTTGACTCACTATGTTTAAGTATTAGACATCTCACAACAAGATTACTTAACTGATTCTTATCCATTAATTTTTTAGTTGTAGTTACCTTATTAACGGCACCAAATAGTCCTTCTAATACTAACTTATGTGTATGAGCACCATCTAATGTTCCTGTAAGACCAATACGATATTTACAATCAACTAGTTTAGTCATAATTTCTGTCAATGATTTTGATTTAAATAGATGAGCTTCATCACCAAATACAACACCGAATTGCTCAAAGTATTCTTTTGGCAACTTGTATAGACTTTGCCATGTAGATATTAATACTTTCTTATCTGTTTGATTAGAGTATCCACTATATAATCTATGACAATATCTCTTTACATTCCAACCATACGATTCAAAATCGGTATACATTTGTTCCACTAATGATGTCGTAGGTACGATTAGTAGTATTCGATTGTTAGGGTTATCCTTGATTAGATGACTGTAGTAACGTATTAAAGAATATATGATGAATGACTTACCGGATGCTGTAGGACTCACCAGAAGCGTCCTATTGCGTTTTAAACTATGGTATATTGCGTCTATCTGATAATCTCTTGCTTCAAATTTTTGACCTAAACTATTTGAAAATTTAATAACAACATCTCTATCAACTTTATTCTCTATATCTACATCTTTACCAGCGACTATGTTATAACCTCTTTCTTCAGCAAATGCCTTAATGTATGGATATAGACCAAAGTAAATTTCTTTAGTTTTCTGTGAGAATAATCTTATCTTTCCATCCCACATTCGATTACGAAATGCTGGCATGAATTTATATCCTGGTACATAGAAAGTAAAGAATTCTGATATCTCTCGTTGTACACCAGAGTCGCACTCAACCGTAATGTAAACTTCGTTCTTTTTTTCTATAATGAGGAGATTAGAATTGTCTTGATTGTAAGTCATATAAATGTATGTTCAATGTTTTCATACTTATATTTATAATGCTTATATCCATAGTTTTCCTACGACCCAACCTACGAGTGATTTCCTGATACCTTTGGTTACTTTATCTACCTTATGCCATGTATGACTAGGAAAGATAATCATTTCACCTTTTTTAAGTTTAATTGTTTCTTCTGTTGTCTTATCTACTATTGGATGTGGTACACATATTTTAAAATCACCACCCTCAAATTCATCATTTAAACATAATGTAAAACTTAATTTTCTAATCATACCATTTCTATAAGGTTTACTATGAGTATCTGTATGCCAATTATAATGATCGTCTTTTTTATATCTAGTATATTGTAAAGATTCGAATTCTTTTAATGAAAAATTAAATGTTTTGTTAGCTGTATTAATATAATTTTTAAGTTCTTTTGGAAATTTATTCTGAGGTACCCATGATATTTTAGAGCTTCTTCTACTCTTATCGTTATTACCAGATTCAATAGTTGCTTCTATAATATCTAGTGACTCATTATCTTTTATTATTCTATCACAGATATTATTTGGTACCGTTATACGAAAATTATTATATTGCACCGCTAGTAAACTTCTTCCATTCAATAGCGTTTTTAATTAAAAATGTTCTATTGTTTATACTTCTTAAAACTTGTTCAAGGTACTTAACGATTTGATTTTGATAAGCCACTTTTTGATCTGCTCTTTGTAAATCTGAATCTGAATCCATATAGATATGCACATCTGACTTTAATACTTTTATATCAAAAGGTTTTAATAGATATACTGCCGAGTCCGCTTTACCTGTGTAGTATTCCCATTTATCTCTTATCATAGTCTTATGTTCATATTCAGATTTCTTCAATAGTAAAGAAAACTTATTAAAATATTGTAGATACTTATTATGTAATAGAGGTATCTTAATTGACTCGGCGTCTAGTTCTGTGTCATCTAATTTAAAATCTCTATCTACTGATTGTTGTAATTCTTCTAATGTCATGTATATATTATATCACCTTTTTGATTAATTGTAAAGCGATTGAGTCATTTCTTCTTGTGTTATATATTTTAGATTAGTACAGTCTGACCACTCAGATATTTTAGAGGCAGTCTTTAAATTACCCTTGTTTACCTTGTAAAACTGAACATCTGAAAACTTATCAAATGTATTCTTATGTTGTAGTATCCAGTTAAATGTTTCATCTGGATTATTTGGATTCATTGCCATAGCGTCTTTATCGCCATAACCTTTTGTACCTGCATATAAGTTATTAATTTTATTGTCATTAGAATATAGATCATGTCCTACTATATAAACTTCTTTGGCATTTAACTCACAAGCCAAATGTACTGATCGACTACCTGTTGCATATGCGAAACCATCTACATCTGGTTCAATGTTTATTATTTTATCTTCTTTAGAAACACCTGTGATATAAGTTATACCTAAATTATGCCCCCTTATAAGTGTGAATATTCCATCAGCACCGTGATAAACAACTTCTTCACTATCATTCCAAACAATATTAGTTTTGTCTGCCATTGTTTTCATCATTTCTTTCGCAACAAATATAGGAACAGGTGTCCAGTAACCTAGATATACTTTCATATCTTTGAGATTTGCATTACGATATATCTCGTGTGATATTCTTGAATCTAATGCTACTAATATATCAGGCGTGAAATCACGATAGATTGCATTACAACCTATTACAGTTGCATAGTCTTTCATCTTGTTGAGGTTTAGACCTTGTCTTGATTGCCCATTACCTAGGCAGACGGCCTTGTCGATCCATGTTAAAGTATTCATCAAAAGTCATCCTATATATTTTGTTGTCTTATAACTGTACTATTTCGTAATACATATAATTGAAACTTGCCTGCACCTGTATATAATCTACATCACTTGCTTTGATATCATAAGATATTGCTCCTAAAGATAAAGGAAATACATTTTGAAATCTTATCTCAGTTTTTGCAATGTTTTTACTATTTAATACTGTTAAAGTTGCGTCTGAATACATACCACCTTCAGAAAGTGGTTGTTTAATAGATGTTCCTGTTGGTGATGAACTTGCAGTTGAACCTGGAAATCTATCAGAACCTATTGCCTGTAAAGATTTAAATTGATTATGGTCTTGTGGAAAACCTAAACCTATAATCCAGTCATGTAGTTCTTTATAGTTATTTAAATTTTCATCTACCAGAAACGATATATCTAAAGTTTGATATGTAACCTTATCACCAATGCCAGCAATATCTTTTAATGGTGTTTCAAAACTTGTTGAACCTAAGGCAATACCAGGTATATTTGCAGTTTGTACAAAGAATTCAACATTAGGTAATTTGTTCATTTTGAATCTAAACTGAATAGGACTTGCATAGTCCATTACACTAGGTTGTCTAAGGTTTGCGTTTGTTTCTGTCATACTACTATTTATAACGGTTTTTTAGACCAAAAAAAGGCGACCCGAAAGCCGCCTTTTAATATATTGTCTCTACTGTAGAAGTAGAAAGTTTCCTTACATTATATTTGATACCTTAACTCTACGGTAATAGATGTTTGTATCAGCAGCAGCAACAGCACCACTATTGTCTAAAGCACCAGTACCATTAGTCGTTGCGAATGGGTTTTGAACCATTCCATATCTAGTCTTGAATCCAATTTTTGGTTGGAAACTATCTTGACCAACTGCTCTTACCATTTGTAATGGCACGTAAGGACAATAGAATAGTCCAGAGTCGTATGGTGAAGAACCTTTGTAACCTACAACGTAGAATTGCGAAGCAGAAATGTTTGCACTATATGGATCAATGTAAACTTTAAATTTACCATTCAATACACCAGCGAAAGTATTTCCTGTGTCATCAACGTTTAAGTTAGTAGAAAGAGCAGGAGCGTAATCTAATACACCACTCATTTGAAGTGCAGAAGCAACATCAGCTGAACAGATAATTATATTACCTTTTCCTCTTCTTGTTAGTTGACCAATCGCATTAGCATCTCTCTCTAATTGGAATAATAGTCCTTTGAATTTCTCAACTGACCATCTACCGTTAGAGTCTGTGTCAAGGTCAAACGTACCAGCAGTAGTAGTATTAACTTGAGCACCCGCTCTTGCGTGGCTGTAGATTGTTCTAACAACTTCTCTATTGATTTCCGCAAGGATTTCAGAAGATAGAATGTTAGCAAGTTCTGTTTCAGCGTCTAAACCGTGGATTGCTTTTAAGTCTTGAGCAAGTTCCATAGTGTATTCAGCTTTAAGAGCTCTTGATTTAGCAGTAACCGTAACTTTATCGATTGAGAAAGCCATTTCAGCAAACTCATCTGTACCATCACCCAAAGTTTCTGCTTGTGCAGTAGTCATACCAGAACCAGTAGTGTAAGTACCTACAGGTGAATCGTTAAGTATTGACGGGTTAGTACCAGCTTGGTCGTCCGGTGATCCAGATCCGCCAGCAGCATCCGTTGAACTGAATGAAGTATCAGCTTCGTCAAATAATGCTTCAGCACCTGCTTGAGAACCATATCTTGACTTCATAGCGAAGATAAGACCAGTAGGTCCAGTCATCGGTTGTACACCACAAACGTCATAAGCAATAAGGTTAGGCATTGCTCTTCTAACTAGTGATATTAAAACCGGATCCCATTTACCAACTCCACCTGTGTCAGGCATAGTTCCACTAAAGTTAGCAGGACTTGCTTCTGTCATAAATGCTGAGTCTTCTCTTGTAGCTCTTTCTTGGTTTTCCAAGATAACAGTTGTTACAGCTCTTTTGTATGCGTCATTGATTTTTGGTAAATCAGGATGCTCCAATACTGGCTGCCATTTTTCTTGTAAGTTTTCAGTAAGATACATTTTTATCTCTCCTATTTATTTTAATTAATTAAATCTTGTTAGATTTAAGGTTTTGTGTAATAGCGGCTGTATATGCAGCCATAGCATCGGATTTGCCACTAGTGAAATCACTAGGAGCGTTAGCCGCAACTGCGTCAACTTCATCTTTAGATGTAGATTCAGCAATTTTAGATTTAGGGAAATAAGATTCTTTAATAGTTTCTAACTTCTCTCTAAACTTGTCAGCACTTTCATACTCAACATTCTCAGCCATTTTCTCGAATTTTTCTTTTTCTGTATCAGCCAAGTCTTTTGACACTTCATCAATAGCCTTTGTTTTATCAGCAACAGAAAGTTTTTTAGTTAAATCAACATTTTTAGAAATTTGTTCATTCAACTTACTTTCAAGAGTTTTAGTCTGGTTAGTTAAGTCGTCTAGTACATTGTATTTTTCTTCAGGAACATCAATGTAATGTTCTTTGAATAAGTCTTTAAGACCAGTAATGAAGTCCTCAGCAATTTCAGTTCTAATTCCTCTTTCAACTGCTAATTCATTTTCTTTCATCCATTCTTCAACAACATAGTTTAGGTATGAGTCAACTTTTTCGACCATAGCTTCTTTTACTGTTTCAGTTTCTACTGAAAGTTTTTCTTCATATCTTGCCTCAAGGATTTTAGTTTGTTCCTTAATTCTCGTCTTAACAGCAGTTTCAAAAATCGTAGCAGCTTTATCTTTGAATTCTTCAGATAAATCAGCGTCAGATGAAACTAATGCTTTAACATCAGCAGATAAGTCAATTTCCATTTCAGTTTCAGTAGTTTCAGCTTCAGCGATTTGTTCGCCTTCAACTTCAACTTCTTCTTCTTTAACAGATGTACTAGGTTTTTTATCGTTTGGTAAAGAACCATCCTTAGCACTTTTCTTAGCTGGATCCGATGTGTTTTGTTTTGCCTTAGAAGCAGCGTCTGGATTACTATCAGTTGGTTTTACAACTGGAGTACCCATATCTACTGCGTCACTTTTAAGATGAGTAGTTTCAGCTGGAGCTGCGTCTTTAACCGCAACATTAACCTCTTCCAACTTCTCTACGTCTTTTTTTAAGTCTGACATTCGGTCTCTCCTTGATTATTAAAAATTTAAATTTAAATTTCAGTTATTATTATTTATATGTTTTATCATCTTAAACAATACGCTTTAAACTAAAGTTGCGTAGGTTATTTAAGTTTAGATAAAAAGTCGTTAAAAATAGAAGCTTTTACTTCAGCCAATTTAGCACGCTTAGTATTTTCTATCTTTTGTTTGTATTGTTCAACTTCCATACTTTTCAGTACACCGTTGTCCCACACCCACTCTTTGCCTTCCATGATACCTTCTACGAAAGCGTCTGGAGCACTTGGGTCTGCAACTATATCAGCCGCAGTAGCAAGATAGAAATCTCTTCCAACAGTTCCGTTAGATATTGATCCCATACCTCTTGATGATACACCTAATTGAGCACCTTCGTCAATTAAATTCTTAACGATTTTACCGTACGGCGTATCCATTATCTTAGCCTCACCTATGAAGTTTTTACCTTCAGATTTTAGACTAGTAATCATATGCGAAACTCTTTCTAGGTTAACTGTTGGTCCATCTGGATGTCCAAGTTCACCGAAAGCACGTTTCTTGTTTATAAATTGTTCGTTGTATCTTACAACTTCTTTAGTAAGCGTATCTACTGGATAAACACGACCATTACGGTTCTTAATATCCGCTTGCATAAAGACACCTCTTATCTTGTATTGTTTAACACCAGACGCATTTGCTTCTGTTAATACTTCGATATCTTCTATTGTTTCTGTTATTAGTTTCATGTTCTCTCCACCTTGTTTTTATTGTAAACTTTATCTACAATTCCTTGTTTAACTTCTTCTTGTTTAATTTTATACTTTTCAGCAAATGCCAATCTAAATTTTTCTGCAAGTTGACTTTTACTTTTAGTACCTACAATTCTTTCTAATATCGCTCTTGCGTTATCTGTCATATTATCTTACTTCAATAATGATAGTATAGTTATCACCTGCAACGAATCCTTTTGTTGAAAGTAATACATCACCAGCAGGACTTGTGTTTGCTGTTAGTGTTGCGTTATTTGGAATACTATTACCTGAAGTATAGTAATCGTGATAACCTCTTCCAGAAAAGAAACCTATGGTTTTGTCAACAGAACTTGTTCCGCTACCTGCCCATAATAATTCTACTCCAGATTTACCATTGGTAGTATTAATTGCCCACCAAATCTTTGCAATACTTTTAGTGGCGTCTTCGGTCATGAAAGTCAAAGCACTTGCATCCATTTTAGTCACAAGTGTTTCACCTGATCCATCACTCATATTAGTAAATTTCATCACGGTCTTTGTACCAGATGTATCTACTATCGTTTGACTTGTTACTACGTCAGCCATTAGTTATTTCTCCTAAATTCACTTACTAACAAATAACTCTCTACATTTGAGTCAGTCGTTAATAATATTTGTTTATCGTTACCAAACTTTAATTGATCGGGTCGTAATCCGTACTTACCTTTACCAGTCAAAGTCAAATCGTTTGTTTCACTAGAGGCACTTAATGTTAGTGTACCGGTGCCTTCTATTAAATAATAACATTCAATTAAACTTACTAGTGATTTGTTTGTACCACCTGTAAGTTTTTCAGCATCAACTATCACTTGGTCGATTTCACCTCCAATACCTTGCGACTTAACAATGTGTTTAGAAGTGTTATCTACAACCAACGTATTCTTAATTGTCATAATAAAAATTAAGCAGTAAAGCCTGATTCTTTTCTTAATTCTAGTATAACATATCCAGAAACACCATAAGCACTTAACTCAATATCTCCAGAAGTTGCAGTTGTATTAGTTGCGTTGTTTTCAATTTTTCCAGCAGTACCATCATAGTGACCTGTTCCAGCAAAGTTAATTGCAACAGTATCAGCAGAAGCACCTTTGAATTCAATTCCTACCCAACCAGTGTTATCGTCAGCAGTACCTTGTATCAATGCCCACCATGCTCTATTGATAGATAGTTTAGCACCGTTGGCATGTCCAGCTAATCCACTTGCGTCTAAAATTAAAGTGTTAGCAGTTGTGTTATCATTCATAGTTGCCATTACAGTAACCAGACCACCTTGTGCGCCGCCGCCTGTGGATAATTTTGTATCTTTTAATGTTCTTGTAGCTACAGTCATTTTTTATTCCCCTTAATTTAATATTTCATTATCAAAGTAATCTTCTATATCAGACACTTTAACGTTTCTTTTTTTTGCTACTTGTTTGATAATACCATCGACCTTACTTATGATCTCCCCCTTAGTATTACCTAACAAAGTAAATACATCTTTAACCGCCTGTTTCGCCGCAGGAGATAATTTCTTAAACTCCTCAGTTTCCTTAGGACTGTCTTCCTTTAACTCTGTAAGAGTTTTTTTAAACTTCTGGAACGACAGTTGGTTCATCTTCTCCACCTTGATCTATTTCTACTTCTGGTGACACAGGTTCTTGTCCTGGTGTATTTACACCACCAATATCATCTAATCCTGCAGCGTCTTTTATTGCTTGTTGATCTTGAGCACTATTCAACCAGTCCGCAGCAACTGTTTGTCTTTTATCATCAAGTGCTTGTCCTATTTTATCAGACAAAGCATTCTTAAATGCGTCTTGAGCTTTGATGTTATCTCCACCTGCAAGTGAGTTGACCATATCTTTTACATTATCATTTGGCATAATTATTCATTTTCTCCTATATTTATATCAGTATTATTGTCGTCTCCGTCCATGTTTTGTCCTTCAGGTGAAGCAATGATACCTTGTTTTATTTCAGTAGCGATTTGATTATCAATTTCAATTATATCCTCATCACTTTGTCTTAACACTTTTTTTCTTATATAGTCTACCGAGTAGTATTTACCAACATACGGACTTACTTCTTGAGCAAGACTTAATCTTTCTCTCATTATTTCCGCTTCTTTTAACTCAGCAAAATATCCATCTTTTAAGAAATCATATTGAATATGACTATGAATTTTTTGCCAGTCTTCAATTGTGATAACACCTTTTAAGACTAATTGTGATTTTAATACATCACTAAAGACAGCAGTAAATCTTTTTCTTAATCTTTGAATGAATTTAGTAAACTTTAATTCATCTCTAGTTATCTCAGCAGCCTTACCAAGATTGAAACCTGCTTCTGATTCCATTCTTGAAATTGGTACATTCAATGCCTTGTAAAGTTTCTTTTGAAAGTACTGAACATCTGTAATTTCACCTAGGTTTTGTCCACCAGGTAATGTAGATACCTCAGTTCCTTTTGCACCTTCTCTACGAGGTAACCAAAAGTCTTCAAGCATTGACATATGTTTTCTGTCATCTCTTATCTCACCTGTTGAAGCGTCATAAACAAGTTTGTTTCTATATCTCGCCATCACATCTCTTAGATATGCTTCTGCTTTTACTTTAGGTAAGTTTCCAACATCAACATAGAATACTCGTCTTTCTGGTGCTCTTACTATTCTGTAAATAACAACAGCGTCTTCGATCATTCTTAATTGATTAGTAGGTTTGATTGCTTTGTGCAAGTGACCCATAACCATATTTCTAGTTTGATCTACAACACCAGATGTAACATAAGTAATTGAATCAACAGAAATCTTTATACCAGCATTTGAAGTTGCTGATGACATTCCTTTTTCATTGTAAACAAACCATTCTGCTGTTTGTTCTACAACTTCAATTCCTTTACCTTTAGAATCTCTTTTCTTAGTTATCTCTCGAACCTTCTTAATCTTTCTAGGATCGATATATCTAACTTCACTAATTCCTTTTCTAGGACTAGTTGGATCGATCACCTTGTGGAAGTAAATTCTTCCGTCAATGTACCATCTTTTAAAGATGTCGAATCCTTTTTCGTCAAAGTTTAATAGTCTTAAAACTTCATCAAACTCTGCTCTAATTTTTGTTTTTATATTATCAGAAATAGCAAGTTTATCTAGTGATAAAGAAACAGCTGAATCTCTTTCGTTAGATATGATAACCTCATTGATTATATCTTCTATCGCAGTATCACATTCAGGATGTTGACTGATCTCACGATATCTTTTGATTAAATCAAAGTCGTTTTTGGCAGTAACTTCCATATCCAAGTATTGACCAAAATAACCGCCAGCAGATATAGTAGTTGTACCGTCATCTGGAGAAGGGATGGTGAAGGCCTGTTTGGCCTCCGCCGGTTTCTCCAGATCATTATCTTTTCTTGTTATCTCGAATCCAAGTAGTTTAACCATATTATAATTTTCCTTTTCGATTTAACGTTGTATTGTTATTATGTAGTTGTGTCTGTTTCAAAGTATTGGTATCTAAGTGTTACATCAAACGTTTCTATAATATCGTTTGTTGCATAATTCAATGGAATCGGTGCCAATGTCTCAGGATACAATCCTCTGTAAGTGTATGATTTAAGAGTTGATCCGTTTCTGTCTAATTGGTCAACAAAACCATCAACTTGGTAATCACTAGGATTAGCAATACCTTCGTTGTCAGTCATGTTGTTTATACCATTCATCCATCTTTCAAATGCTCTGTACAATTTAAAGTCAGTATCATTTAATACCGTAATTGTCCAAGGTTCAAAAGTTCGATCCCCAGCGATATTAAGTTTTCTTCCTCTAAAGTCAACAGCGATTTGACCTAGTGTTTGACCAGGTAAACCAGTTGCAGAACATAAAAAAGCAAGATCAGATGTTTCTCCTCCAACAGAAGCGTATCCAGGAAAAGGTAAAGTTACCTTAAACTGATTGGCTCTTGCACCACCACCTTTTAGACGAGATTTAAAGTCATTTATATTTGGCATTTTATATTTCTCCTTCTATGGGTTATGCGCCAACTACTTCAGAAAAGGCAACGCCTGTTCGAGTAGCAACAAAGTTAAGTTGAATAAAGTTGATAGAACGAGCAGGTTTGATATAGATATCAGCTCTGAATTCATTTCTATCGATAACATCTCCAGTATTGTTAGTATCGTCACAAACAACAGCAAAGTCTGTTATTCCTCTACGACCTTGTACATCTCTTAGGAAAGGTTCTACTAGATTTCTAAAATTCGCTCTAGTGAATTCATCATTGAACTCAAATAGTTGGAATTTAGAAGCAGTAGATACTGCCTTTTCTAATACGATAAACAATCTTCTAACATTTATTCTGTCGAAAGCACTAGGTTTAGTTTGAGCAGTTTTATCACCAAACAATACAGTACCTTGTCCAGGAAATGATACAACAGGATTTACTCTTGATCTGTATAGTTCATCTCTTTGAGTTTGGTTTGGATTGAATGCTAATTTAACAGCACCTCTAATTTGACCTCTATTGAATCCACCTGGTGAAAACCATGCGTCTGCAACATTGTCAGTTCTAGCACAAAGACCAGCAATATCTCCATTTAATGGAACATATCTATAAGTGTCATTGTATTTGTCGTACATATATTTGTAACCACTATCAATTACTGCATAACTTGATGATGGTAAACCATCAGCAAATGCTTTAACATTTGCAGTTTGAGTGATAGCACTTGTAAGATCCACTACATCAGCTCTTGCAGGTGATATGAAAGCAACACAATCTTTTCTGTTTGTTGCAATGTCCATAACAGCAGTAGCCTTAGTGTCTCCAGTAGCGTCAGCACTTGTTTGAGAAGGTCCACACATTAATAATGATACATCAACTGATTCAGCATCAGAAAATAAATCATATGCAGTAGCAATCTCAGCATTAGTTGCAGAGTAATCATCCGTACCACTTGAAAGTGAAGAAGTGAATACAGCAAATGCACTTGAACCTACTTGGTCAAATGTTTGAGCAGCTTTTGCTGAACCAGCATCTGCAAGTGTTGTTTCGTGATCCATCCAGTAAATGTACTTTGATCTTTGATAGATTGCGTCAACGTAGTAATTACTAGCACCTTCGGAAGTTTTAGCATCTGAAGCCTGTGATAGACCTTCAAATTTTTCTAACATTGTTCCTGCAGTTCCTGTAATTGCACCAGACTCATCTTCAACAACAATGTGAAGTTCATCAAGTGAACCACCAGCATTAGATACGTCATCTGTAGTAGTTGGAGCGTTATTAAAGTTAAAGTAATATTCCCAATGTCTTCTATTTAAAGCGTTATCAACAACAGCGTGTCTTAATCCACCAGTTTCAGTAAGACCGGTTTGAGGATTAAATCTTGCGATTGTTAAAAGGTGAGTTGATATTGCTGTTATTTTGTAGTAAAATCCAGAAGGTGTAGCAGTATAAGCGCCTGCAGCATCTCCAAATTCTATTAGATCACCTACTTGATATAAAGCGCCATCATCAACAGTAATTGTTGTGTCACCAATTGCAGCAGCAGCGTCATTCACAGCACCTGCGCCAGCAGCACCTGTGTCTTGTGGTCCAAAAGCATTAACATTTGTACATACAGAAACTTTTAAAGCGTTTCCTAATGTTCCAGCTTCTCTTGCAGCATAAGAGCCAACAGAACCTGATCCGTCTGCATATGAAGTTAAGTAGTGTGATGTATTTCTTATTAGTACTGCCGTTCCAGAAACTGCTGCATTAACGCAACCTGTAATTGGACGTACTATTTTCAGATTGTTTCCGTATCCTAAAAAGTTAGCAGCCGTAAACCATTCTTCAAAGTTAGATGAATTTGGTTTCCCAAATGTATCAAGTAACTCTTGTTCAGAAGAAATCGTAGTGATTTCGCTGATTGGTCCTTTTTCTGCTGTAATAACAACACCGCCAGAGCTAGTAGCAACTGCTGGTACGATATTAGTTAAATCCTTTTCAGTAACGAGAACTCCTGGTGATACTTGAAAAGCCATATTATGTTCTCCTTAATTAATTAAGTTTGTTTTATTAGTTATAACCCTTTTGTAGATATTTATATGTTCTAAAAACTCTACTATTCGCCTTTACGATAAGTGACAGGCTGCCACAACACACCTGCGTCATCAAAATATCCATTATCTAACCCCTCAGGATCGTCTAATCCGTTGTCTATAAACCCAAAAGGTGCCATGTCAGCCTCAATTGCGTTCTTTTGATCTGTAAACATTTGACCTCGTACATCAACATTTGTTAATTCTTTAAAGTATCTTTGGTTAGCCAACCAAGAAAAGATAACTAGACACATTACTAAATCGTCATGCGAACCCGTTTCAGCTTCAAAAGATTTACCTTTTGAAATAAATGTTGATAGTTCTGAAATAATATCAAAGTCATTAATGATTAGCTTATCACCTTCTATCAGACTTTTTAGATTTGAAGTTCCAATTTTTTTAGTACCTTTAGTCATTCTCACGCCTAGTTGATTACCTCTACCACTAAAGCCGCCACCCAATACTTGACCTGCACGACCTCTTTGTGTAACCATCATCATGTTATCGTATTCTAGTTCAAATTGCATTGCGTCTGCTACTTGTTGTCCTAAATCGTTTATCTCTATAAGAACATATGCCTTATTATAATGATCCGCTACTTTCTTTAATATGTTAGGAAACACGATAGGTTTAATATCATTGTTCCTATACTTTGCGACAATTTTATATGGCGCCTGCGTTGAGTCAACAACTACGAAAGCAGAGTAATCATTTTGAACACCTCTTGCGACATCAACTGTGATGACATAAGTATGATCTTTTATTGGCATTTCGTAAACATCTAGTCCACCTGGACTTCTTTTTGGGTCTACGACAGCCATTGTTTTTAATTTTTGTGCATTGATAAGTGTATCAACACTACCTAAGAATTCACAATTATGAGAAACAACACCATTAGTAATATATAAACTTTCTTTTTCTACATTTATAGGATCATATAAAAATATATTTTCATTAACCAACTCATTATATAATACCTTTTTACTATTTAAATAATCTCCTACTTTTACATCTCTTGCTAATATTTTATCTTTACCAAAAGGATGATTAATGGAAGTTTTTATTTCAGTATCATCATCAAAGATAATGTGTTGATAAAGGTTTCTTTCAACCTTTTGAATACCATTAAAATTAGAAAATCCATTTGGACTTAATATTTTTATATTATTTGTATTAGTTCTAAACATTATGCCAACCTTTTATATAAATCTTCTATTTTTATTTTACCATCTTCTGTTTCAACCATTGTATCACCATAAACACATTCAAACTCGGTTTGAAACTGTGACTCACTTGTATTTTTAATTGTTTGTTCTTTCCATGCCTCATCACGACCAGGTACTTCTGACCAATGTACTTCAATAGGTTTAAAAGTACTTTTCTTATTAACAGCATCCATCCACATCTTATAAAACATATTCATTCCGTGAGGTGTAGATACAATCATAACCTTTGATGTTTTACCAGATGAAATTGTAGGATATACTGAACTAAAAAATTCTTCAGCTATATTATTAGGTACATATGCAAACTCATCAAGAAATATAATATTAAAAGTACTTCCCCGAACAGCACTTGATGAAGTTGAAGCCGCAACGATTCTACTTCCGTTTTCTAATTCAAGTGATCCTTTATTCCAGTTGAGTACGCCTTGTTGCATCCATTTCGGCAAGTATTCGTAAGCAAGTTGCAATCGCCCTAGTAAATCCCTTGCCGTAGAAGATTTGTTGGCGAGTATTGCAACATTCACATTATCGTTAAACAAAACGTAATGTAAGAGGTAGGAGACAATGATAGTTGACTTTCCACTCTGTCTAGGTAATTTACATATCGTAAACCTATTGTCGTGAAAAGTATCTACCATCTTCCGCTGAAAGTCATACATCTCAAAAGGTACTAGACCTTTATCAATGGTAACAATTTTTAAATAGTGTTCTATGAAATATTTAGGATTCTCTAAACACTTCATCACTTCATCTACTTGTTTAGGAGTAAATCGTGATTTAGTATGTGCCTTCTTGAGGTTCGGATTTCCGAGATAGGATTTTTGTTCTTCACTCATTTTTAAACTTACCCTCTTTCCAATTAAACTTAGGATTTTTTATCCTTATTATTCTTTAACATTTTTTGTAATTCGGTTGTGCTTCCTAAAAATAAGGCATTAGTCACATTTTTTGGACTCTCACCTTTTACATCTTTAATCTTTTTTAATTTATCTTGTAAGTCTAATAGATTTTGTGCAATCTCACTTTGAGTTTTGATTAGCTGACCTGCCACTTCATATGCACGAGGATGCTCACCTTCTTTTGCTAATGCAAGTATTCCGTCTATTGCTTCATTACCTTTTTCTAATAACTTATAAAGTTCTCCTCTACCAGTTTCAAAGTCTGCTTCTACATCATTATCTGGTGCAATTACAACAGGTTTATCTTTTACTATCTCTAAAGGATTCTTTTCTTCTTTTGATTCTAGTACTTCTTCAGCGATGTTTAGTACTTCATTTAACTTATCATCAATATTACTCATTTTAAAAACCTTTTGTTATTATATATTATGTATCACTACCAGTTTCTTCATCATAGTTTAAACTATCATTAAAGAAATCTAAAGTGGTTGTATATGTGTATGCGTCATCTTTATCAGCACTATTTGGGTTTGGTGTAACCGTAACTCTTTCACTACGATATGGACTGTTATTAGCTGTAGTTTCATATAGGTCAGCAGAAACTTTTTTAATTACAGCTGATGTACTTAACGGTCCATATAGATATATTTTTGCTGTAAATTTTAATGTGTAAGTTATTCTTCTTGTAGTTGTTAATGAACCAGCATAAGTATCTTCATAATCAACACTTTCTAATATAAATGGTATATCTCTTTTTGTTCCCATTGTATTATTTTCAATCATAGTCACAGTATAGTCAGGTTGAAAGTATGGAAGTATTTGTTCTATGATTTGTAAACCATCATCTGAATTAGAAGTGAAAACATTTAATTCAATACTTACATCATAAGGTACAGGAGAGTATTGAGTATTTAATTTTGTTGTATCAGCATTAGTTGTAACCGCAGTAATCTTTTGATTCTTATTTAATTTACGAGAAGGATCATAACTGTATCCGACAACATCAAAGGCCATACGAGGTAGAGTAATCGCCACACTTGAATCTGATCCGGTTAAGTCTGCGTTTTGTTCCAATCTCGCAATAAACTTTTCTTTAGGAGAATAAGACAAAGGTATCTTAATGTTTTGTAAAGGATTCCCGCTAGAATCCAAACGTTTGATATTGATATTATTAAATATCGTACCAAATGCTATTACAGTATTACGAATTTGTTTATGGTAGAAGTGTTGTCCAAACATTATTGTCCTTTATCTGCAATCTTACCTTTATTAGGTCCTTCTTTAATTATATAATCTTGTGTACCATTTGCACCAGAATTAACTTCTTTTCGAAGATTTTTAAAAAGTAATTTTGCTCTTTCTTCTTTCAAAGTTTTATTGTAATGTTCTTTTAATTGTAAATGTCTATCTCTCATTAATAATCGTCAACCTCCCTGAACGCAATTACAGTATTGCGAATTTGTTTGTGGTAAAAGTGAGCTCCAAACATTATTGTTTTCCTTCTTTCATTATACTATGTGTCCGTAACGCTTAATATTACCAATATTTGTTTCTAAACCACACTTCTTACATTTTAATTTTTCATTTAAGTGATTTGCTCTTTGTTTTATATTTTCAGCATTTAAAGCAGAAATACTCATTTTCTTTTTAACTTCTTCAGGTATAGTCATTCCTTTAAGTGCCTGTGAAATTCTTTGTCTTGTTTCCATAGTTCTTTTTTTGCCTGTATTTTTTTTAGCAACTTGTTCAACTATATCTCGTGGCATTGTAAAATCTCTAATACCATCGCCACCCGAAGTTAAATTATATTGTGGTTTTAATTTTTTTATATAATAAGGTTCTCTTACTTGCCATCCATATTCGTAATCATTTCCACTTTCTAAAATTTCATACTTAAAATTATCTCTTCCGTATTTTCTTATTGAATTATATAAGGGCCTATTCTTCTCTCCTCTAAATGCTGAGGACATATGTTGTGAAAATCTATATTTGGATTTAGTTACCCCAATATAAAATTTATCATTTATTGTGTTAGTTATTTTGTAAATATTATACACTAAATCACACCTATTGTTAATAGTCATCAACTTCTCCAAACGGGTTTTTTTCGCTAAAATCTAATATGTCATCTGCTGTAGATGATGTGTTTGTTCCTGCAGCTGTTTCAAATGCTTGTCCTTGATCCACAGGTTGTTGTGTTGCCATTGTAAAGTCTTCATTGATAAGATAATCAATAGCACCAATACTACTTTCTATAACAAATGCTCCTGTTTCGTTCTCTAAAGAGAATTGGAATGCCATAGTATCAGTTGTTAATGCGTCTTCTGTAGCGTCAATAGTTGTAATGCCTGTATCAAGTCTTTCAGAACTGTATTCCCATTTAGTACAAGATAATTTGTAAACAGGTAAAGCACTTTGTTGATAGAAAGGTTGTTCGTGTTCAACAAACTGTATTTCAAAGAATGCTTTTGTAGTAGGGAAATAAACTAAATCACCTTCGTTAGGTCTAGTTGTATTCTGTAAATCACTATTGTTAGATATTAAAGTTTCCCATCTCAATTTAGATACAGTAAACTTAATATCATCTCTTAATTCTAAACCAAACTTTTTGATTATCTCTTGTTCACCCATGTAACCATCTGTGTTGTCAACATACATTTCTATGATGTACGAGTCATCAAAAGATGAAGCAGGGTCCTCACCAAAGATAGTATCTTTATTTGCTATCTTCCTTGGTAGGTAATAAACATCTTGACCATATATCTTAAGCTGTTCTATCAGCAAATCCTCATAGAGGTTCTGTTCTGAAGTTGTACCAGTGCTGAAATAAACGTTTGTAACCATTATATCTCTCTACAATTATCATAGTGCCATCTTTTCATGGCTCTATATTGTCCTTTTTTTCCACAATTAGGACATTCTGTAATTGAATTATTTTGTTTGTGTGGATTGTTCTTATGTAAATAATGTTTTTTTCTTTCTTCCTTTGTTAAAGAGGCAGCGAAACTTTTCTGGGCTATACTCAATTTCTTCCTCATTTGGTCGCTTCCTTTCCAACCACTTGCATAATGAGTTCTTGTTTTATGAGATAAAGCAATAGATTTAGACATTTTATCTCTAACTTCTTTTGTAAAAATAATACCGCCGCCAGCAGAATTATTATACCACTCATCACTTGTTAAATCAATATTTTGAAGTATTTTCAGTTCTAAAGCAACACACTCCTCTACAGTACCTTTAGCAATAATCTGTCTGGTAAAGTCGTCCTTTTCGTAATCAGCCCAAAATCTTTCAGATTTAGAGGAACAAATGTAACCATCATGCTCAGACCCTTTATGGTATCCAACATATTTGTTTCCATTATTTTGATTTGTTAAAGAGTATACAAAGGCGTCCATTTTTTATCCTTGTTGCATATGTGCAGGTTCTTCATAATTTGATCTTATTTCTTCTTCAAGTTTTTGTTGTTCTGCAATTGCCGTTGAAAATAACTCAGGTCCGTTAAGTGTCACTCCACCTAACATTGCTGTGCCATTAAATTTAGACAGATTTTGTCCCCATTGTCTTTTGATTAATGCTGTTGTATATCTTTTTAGATAAAGATCATCAAACATATCTGTACTTGTTGCAGGATCTAATCTTCTATACACTTCAAAGATTAAAAATTCACCTGCTGTGATATCACGATTCCAATCCATATCAAGAAATAACTTATTTGATAGATGATTGAATCTCATAGGTTTTTCTCCTACTAATATGTGATCTAAGAAATCTAAATGTTTCATTGTCATTTCATAATGAACAATACTTGTAGATGAAAAATCATACAGGTCATTTAATCTTAATTGATATCTAACATCAAACATATTTAAATTTGCTCTATCAGATAAAGGAAATACATTGACAACAGAGATAACAGTTTCAGGAACTATAAGAAAGTTATTTCCTTGTTTCCAAGTAGTCGTAACACTATTCTCAGTAACCGATTCAGATGTATCAGCAGTCATACGAGTTATATCGGCTGCTGTCACTTCATATTTTAAATACATTCTTTCAACACCATCACTATGATATTGGCAAAAGTATTGTACTGCTTCGTCTATTCTATCATCTACTTGTTCGTCATCAACGTTTATATCAATCACAGGTTTACCTAATGATCTTAGACAGTATTCTTTTAAAGTAGCTTTTGTATTTGGTACAGCCATAATTTTTTCCTTATAATACTATTTAGTTATCCTAAT